GTAATTTACCATACTACCAATTCCTGTTCCACCAGATGAGGGGGCAGTAATCTCTAAAACAATTTTTTCTCTGTCTGTCATAATAATAGGATATGATGGTAAATCCCACAAATAAGTTTCAGCAGGAGCTAAATCCCTTCTTAATAATCTATATGACGACTTTCCAATTCCCTCAACTTCTTCAAAATGAGGATAAACATAAACAGAAGAAGTGCAAGTTCCTAATCCAGTATTATGCATTAAAATACTTCTGATATAGGTTGTACTTGCAATACCTACTCCACCAGCAGTTTCAGTTATGCCAATTGTAAATACACCAGTAGTTGAAATACCAGTAAGAGATATAATGGGGGATAATTTATTCTGTAGTGCCATTTTGATTCTTAATTAATTTGGCAAGATCTGCGGTAGAACCAACAAAAAGAGCATTGGTAACATTTTTTGGACCTCTCTTCTCTTCTTCATTGACATCTTTAAGTTTCTTCTGAAGATCCATTAATTTATCAGTAGCATCAGAAACACTCTTAATTAATTGTCCTGCTACTTCATATGCTCTAGGCATATCACTATCTTGAGCAACCTCAAGAATACCATTAATTGCTTCTTGTCCTTTTTCAATTATACTATAAAGATTGCCTCTTGTATACTCATAATCTTTTTCAATATCATCTTGAGTAAGTCTAGCAGGTTTTTCTCTTTGAATCACATTAGATTTTTCTTCCACTACTTCAACATCTGAAGCTAAGTTAAAAGTTTTATCTAATTTAGTATATTCTTTAGTTATTGTCATGTAATTGTACCACTGAACCCAAAGTCATCTCCAAGTTCTATCAATTCATTATCTGCTGCAGTAATACCCTTAATTGTAGCTCCCCTCAAATGAGATGCTTGTGTGGTATTGTCCTTTGCTCTTTCAACAACTATAGAATTACCATCAATCTTCTTAACAAAGATCTCTTCATCCCCAATAGCATAATATGTATTGACATCTAATCCACTTCCGTCTGCTACTGTCCACTTTAGATCTGAGAGTCCTACATCTGCCTCTACAGTTGTAATTACATCTCCTGTGTAATCCTTGACTGCTCTTGGAACAACAGAATAAGTAATATCCCTTTCGACACTCTTGGAACCACCAGCCATGTAATTGACAGACATCTTCTTGATGATATCCGTTGTTGCAGTGGAAACAGGACCGAATAGATATGTTTTTGCAGTAAATCTTAAAGTATAAAGAAGTACTCTTCTTTGAGTAAAGTCTCCTTCATAATCATCTTGCATTGTTATATTTTCTAAAACAATAGGAATATCTCTCTTCTCTTTAATACTTTCTACTAACTCTACACTAATATTATATGATGGTTGGAAATATGGTAAAATTTGCTCTACAATCTGCAATGCATCATCATTTAACTTTGTCATAACAGCAAGTTCAAATTGCATATTATAAGGAACTGGCATATATGCTTTTTTAGTATCCTTACCAGAATCTGGATCCTTTACAGTAAACTGCTGTGTAGTAGTAACCTTTCTAGATGGATCATAAGTCATCCCCGTAAACTCAAAGGACATCCTTGGCAGCGTAATTGCCGTAGACTTATTCAAATCAGGAGACTGATTTAATCTTGCTAAAAACTTTTGAGTTGGACCATAAGCCAAAGGAACCCTCATAACACCTACAGTAGCATCCGAAGAATCTGTATGAGTAATAGATATGCCATTAAACAAAGAACCAAATGAAATAATGGTTCTCCTCAAGATTTCGTTATAAAAATACTCAAACATTGTTATTATATTCCTTTATGTTGTATTTATGGCATTCCAAAGGGATTGGTTTCACTAAAGTCTATAATAGAATCTGCTTCTGTCTCAATATTAACATTATCAGCAAAACCATCATCCTGTGGCTCAATGTCAGCAACTCTAAGAACACGAGAAGCACCTGAAGTTGCTCCCGTTAAAGTATCACCAACAGCAAATGTTCCTGTAACACTATTTACTTCCAGTTCATTTGTAGAAGAATTCCAAGTTCTCACTCTTGCAGTAGTTCCACTTATACTTCCAGTAATGGTCTCATTAAAGACAAAATTACCAGTAGAATCCATTGAAGGAGTAGAGAATGTAGCAGTTAATGGAAGATCACCTGCAGTGTATCCAGCACCACTATTAGTGTACCAAACATCAGTTACTTGACCAGGAGCATTAAGAATAGCAACCGCAGTAGCAGTTGTACCAATACCCGTCTTAGTTACGGCTAGTGGTGTAGGCATTGTCACTGTAGGTGCCACTGTGAACCCACCACCAACATTAGTAACTGTTACAATACCCAATGTACCATCACCAGCAAACATAGTACCTGCTGCACCAGTTCCTGTATTACTAGTAAATCCTATACCTGCAGTTGCCGTATAACCAGCACCTGGATTTACGATTCTAACTTCCTGAACAGATTTTGCTTTGGCATTTACATTAAGATTGCATACTTGCATTCCAGAAATCATATATGCAGTTAAAATACCAGTTACTCCTCCAGATGGAGCAGAAGATACCCCTATGTATGGTGGTGTTATATATCCACCACCCCTATTTGTGATGTTAACATATTGAAGACCACCGGAGGTTATAATACCAGTGTATGCTGCTGCTGTAACGCCCGTACCGACCACTGTAAGGGTCTGTGAGGGTCCTAAAATCGTAGAGATACCATCTTCAGTGGTTCCATCTAAATCATCTCCTACGAGCTCGTCATCAATCTCAGAGATACCAGTATCAATAACCTCATCTTCGTAACGGAAGAGTTCGCATCTCAGTTCATAAACATAATTCTTTTGTAATTGGTAGAAGGGTTTTTCGTGTTCTACATACTTAATCTCAAACAAACGATCCCCTAATGGGAAGTAAATTATATCCCCTTCCTTAGGTCTAGTAGTAAGTTTTACATTAGCTTCATTTTTCATCAATGGAGAAATATAATTCTCAAATCTCTCTCTAGAAATAATTAAAGTTATCTCATTAGTTGCCTCTATACCAAACTTAGTTAATAATACTGGATTCTGTCCATATCCATCAAAATTATCAACATATGCCTCAAGAGGATAAGCATCATCAAATTTAGATCTTATAACCTCTCTTATAACAGTCTTCTCATCCATATATTTGCGAGGTAAATAATGCACCTCAACACCATACATCCTCAACTGTTCGTTGATTAAATCTTGAACAAGATTCTGCTCAGTTTTAGCTCCTTGCTGGAAATATGGATTGAGCATAATATTAACCTATCATATCTAATGGTGGTAATTCCCAAGTATTGGACATCTTTTCACGGATTCTTTCTAAATCCTTTTCAGCATCATCATAAATTTGTCGTCCATTTAATTCAATACCACCAGGTAATTTAACTCCCTGGAATTTCAATAAATTTTGTCCCCACTGCTTTTTAATAAGAGCAGTTGCATAAGGTTTTAAGAATGAATCATTCCATACCCTATTATAATCATTTGGGTTTAATAACCGATAACAATCCATAATAATAAAATCACCTTTATTAAGTTGATTCCAATCAATATCCAAATATAATCGATCTTGTCTTTGATTAAATCTTATTTGTTTTTCCGTAGTCATTGCAAATTGAATATCTTCTAGATATGTCTTAACCATTGCATAAGTTAGAACTTCAGTAGAACCCCAATAATAGATATCATTTAAAAATAACTGATACTTAACACTAAACATATTATTAGTGGCAGTATCCATCCCATCAAAATGCATTACTTTAGTTACACCAATAATCTCTGGTGGAACTTCTATATAATTACTATTTTCATACCAATTAAATGATGTAGATACACCTGCAATGTCTGCAGTTGCGGTAGTTGTAACTATTCCTGAGGTATTAGTTGAAGTAGAAGTTTTATATGCTGTTCCTCTATCAATATCATCTTGAGTTACCTCATATTTCATAAACAACTGAGTAACACCATCAAAATGACGCTCATTGAAATACTGAACTGCATCATCGATTAAATCATCAACTTGCTCATCAGCAACATTAACTTCCAATACAGGAGCTCCTAGCTGCCTTAGACAGTATTCTTTAAATGTTCCTCTACTGGTTGGTTGTGACATTTACCGTATTATCCCTTGTAATATTTAGGGTGCAGATGATATACCCGAATAAACTAGAATATTACCATTGACAATATTATATATTGTTGCACCAGAACTTACCAAAACGTTATAAACATATCGACCTTGTGTCAAATTCCTAGTATCAGTAGAACCAAGAGATATATTAAATATTCCCCCAGCAGCACTTGTAAATCCAACTGTGAAAGTAGTTGTAATTCCTAAAGTTGCTCCAACAGCAACACTCTTAGACATTTGAGCAGATCCTGTCCATCCAGTGGTTGTAGCAATACCAACAGCATTTGCTGTAGAAAAATCAAATACAGCATTAGATGTATCAGTTACATTATATGTTGCACTAAAATTAGAACCACCATAAATGGTCAAATTCGCTGCATATGGAACTCCTGCATCTGGATCAAAGGTTAAATTTTTACTTGCCATTGACTAATTCCCTTAGTAAAGATTTGATTTCTGTCATCTCACCTTTTAAACTATCAAGATCATCTTTCATAGTGTGAAGATCTTGATTTTTTAATTTTTTTACATCACGTCTATGGACGTATCGATCATGTTCCATACTATTTACATTAAGTATTGCTCCTGAAATAGGATCTCTTGCAAGATCACTATGACCATCAACCTTATAATTATCATCCATCACGCTAATGCCATAACTCTAAGATCTTTCATTCTTGGAACATAAACCTGATTGGTAGAAGTTAATACAATCTTGACTCTATAAGTCCTATATGAAGGTAAATCATCTGCAGTAAATGAATATTCTGCATAATCCAAATCACCAGCCTCAAATCCATAAGTATTTGATGGTGTAATAAACTTGTCAGGTTGACCGTTATTATCTTTAGCGGCAATAACTGCTCCAGTAGCTTTGTTTAGATTCTTAAAACCAGGGAAAGGTGTAAATACAGGATTTAAACCTTCTTTATTACTGATATAATAGAATGCTCTAATATCACATTCAGTATTAATATAAGCATCCACTAGTATCTTAAGAGATGTGGCAGAATTTTCTAAAGAAATTTCCTTAGAAATATATTGACACGCTGTTGGATCATTTTCAATACCACCTACTCTTGGATCAGTTGCATAATCAGTAATTATTTCATTGACTCTATTTGAAGTAGTAATAACACTAAGTCTTTGAGCATCAATCATAGGACTTAAGAAACTATTGGTAGAATTAAGGAATAATCTCAGATTAAATGATTTATTCCCTGGTTGGTTAGTTAATTTTCTTTCTTCATTAACTTCAGATCCAATTAATCTAGGAGTAGTCATGTAATTTGATTCATTCAAACTTACACTTTCATACCCATTATTAACCCAAGGAATTTCTGTTCCACTCATACTCTTACCAGTAGTGGTTCTCATTTCTCCTGTTAAAGAAGTTCCTCTAATAGTTAAATTCTGAGCCATTGGTGTAATAACCTCAAAAGGCATATTTTGGGATGCATGTATATCTGATCCACCAGTAGATTTACTACTATTAAAATACAATTTAGGCCATCCACCCGTACCATCACGAGCAGAACTCCCTCTGCTCCCTGTACCACCACTCATATCTATCTTAAGGTTATAATAATCAAATCCGATAGCATTTGCTACATCTGCATCACCTAAGTAATGAATCTTGTTAATTCTACGTAATGAAACTCCACCTAATTCATATTTGTAAATTGGAGTTCCAGAATCCCACTCAACAGAACCAATATTACCTTCATCAGAACCATCTATAGATCGAGTGCTAATACCTATATTGTTACCATTAACAGAGTCTATTGACATAATTTCAACATCATCTCCATCACCAACTTGAATATATCCAAAGTTTGTAGTACCAATACCTACTCCTTCAAAAGTAGTAAAGATAGATGCATCTTCAACACTAATA